CAACATTCTCTAGAATATGTATCTCTATCTCTACACAAACAGGCTCTTCTTTTGTCCTGAGGTACATTGTATCTATTCTTTCCCATTATTCTTCAGGATCAGGTGGATTGCAATACTCACTATCTGGATGTAATTCGCAGTAAGTCTTTGAGTACTCGTCTCTTTGGCTTGAGCTTCCGTAGTTATGTATTCCCATAGGAGTAGGCCAAACGATAAACGGCTCCCAAGATTGTAAAGGCTTGGTAGACCAGCTTACATCTACTGCGTATTTTGTAGATACTACCGCTTCTTTTATGGTGTTGCCTTCCTCATCTATTACTGCAGGTGTTGTTAGGTAGCCTAACTTAACCACCGATTGTGTGAGGTTGCCTTCCTCATCTCTTAGGAGGTCAATAGCTTCATTGGCTTCTGCCTCATCTACGAACTCGTATTTTCTTGTTATTCTCATATCGTGGTAAGTGCTTTACAATTATCTTCCGATAAAACCTCCTTAAAGATTATAGACTGCTTCACTACACCGCCTAACTCATTATCTGTAGTGCCATCTTCTGCCGTTCCTACATACACATCCGTAGTAGCTGGGACTGAAGCGGAAGTATCAGTAAATTCAAGTTCACCATCTAAATAAATTTTGTATTCGTTTGCTTTGTAGCTTATAGCTACTTTATGGTGTCCTATTATTGATGTTCCCGATATTGCTTGGAATACTTGAGTAGTACCACCAGTAACGGCAAAAGCTACAAGTTCTGCGGTAGTGTCATTCTTTGCAAGTAATATCCTATTTTGAGTAACGCCAGTACCTAAAGCAATGATGCGATTAAATACGCCAGTATCTGCTGCTCCGTTGTATTCAAACTCACAATATATAGTACCTTCCGTTTGACCTATTAAATCGGATACACTTGTAACGCTTGTTATATCCGCATCCCTCGTAACGCTGCCGCCACTATGGTTAGGTATGTAGCTTGAACTATAAGAACCTTGTTCTAATTGTGCACCCCAAATGTATACACCGCTTGAGGGTATATCATCAATGAAAATACCGCAATTTGAACCGCCAGTATCTCCAATCATATCAAACCTTTGCCATTCAGTTGTTACCGATTTTATTTGAGCAAGTCCACCAGCGTATGGATCAGAAATTCTTATGTTTATCGTACCACTTACACTCTTTAAATATACTGAACGAGCGTGGCTACCACTTGATGAAGCGTTATTGAAGATACCATTAGTTCCATCTCCTACTGCTTTAGTTGCGTTATATAATCCTTCAGGGCTTAATGTTTCGGTAGTATTGGTTGTAAGTGTTACTCCCGACTGAATTGTCCATCCACTACCCTCAAAGTATTCACTATATTCTAATAAATTAGTCCTACTCGGCTCTAAAAGCAGACTCGGACAACTTGCCCCACCGCTATAGTCAAATCTTGGGGAGTCCTCTAAAATACCAGCCAAGCCCGTACTCGCTCCCGATTCAATGTATTCCGTAGCTACTAAACCTTGTTCTAATTGGGCATCTTGGATGTAGATAGAGCCGCTTGATTGGGTTACATTTCCATCGTCAGTAGCTAAATAAATCCTTGCAAGTGTAGATGTTTCAGTAACTACTGAACAACGATACCAACCATTACCAATACTTTCTATTTTGGAATCTATATGTCCATCCGTTCCAATAACGCCATTTGCTAAATCAAAATAAGTGTTTGAAGAACCTCTCATACGAATCCAATTCAATGTACCCGCTTTAGCATAAACGCTAAAAGTTTGAATACCTCCAAAACTCATTGATTGTTCAATCCTTTGGCTACTCGTGCCACCGCTAATATCTAAAAGCCAAGCATCCGAACTTCCATCATAACCTGTTTCTCCACCCGTTGGGGTTAAATTACTCGTTGTCCAAGTAGTATCAAACTGATTGCTTTGTAATAGCAAGTTCTCTCTACCCTTCTCTATAAGTCCGTTGCTATCAATTCTTGTAGCCGTTAGGTTTGAACCTCTTGAAAAGGTGAAGTCCCCATCTCCGTTTGTAGGCTTCATACTATAAGCCTTTCCATCTTTTCCAGCTTGTCCGCTTGGCAAGAATACTAAACTTGCATCATCAAAAAAACTCATATCGTTAAGGGTTTTGAGTTAGAAATTCAACATCAGTAGTAAGACAAGCAGTATTCTCTACGCTACCACCATCACCTTCTACTTTAGTAACAAAGGCACTAACAAGTTGAGGTGCAATGCTTCCTAAATTGGCATAGACTATACCCCAACTGATATTATTATCACGACCTACTCCCCAATATGTATCATCGTATATTTTTCCGTAGCCTTCTAGATCACTCATTTCTTGCTATTCTTTTTCATGATATACTTCTTTAGCTTCTGGATATTCTCCACCTTTGGCTTGTAAGTATTCTTAATTATAAAACCCATCCATTGAAGTTTTGATTCTTACTAGGATACATATCATCATCAGATGCTGAATTGTATTCAGGGAACTTAGAATTATAAAACGCCATATGATCCACAAATCTTCTTGCATAATGTTCTGCAATATCTCTCTCCTTCTGTACTAGATAATCAAGATCCTCCTTTGTAACATTCTGACCATTCTCTGATCCTTTAGTATATATCCCTCCATTTGCTACTTTATAATGAATGTAAGGCAGTATCTCTATTGCTGAATAGTGGATTACCATATCCTGAATATAGTCTGTGAAAAGGGCTAAATAATCTCCTGCTAAAGAATCTCCTGTAATATCACTCTTTATCTTGTTGAATAATTTAGTTCCTAGAATCCCCTGAACATGAATATCCTGAGCAATCTTAATGAATTGAATCATCTGATCTCTATCAACATTCCCATTGATTCCTGTTCTCTTAATAACATCAGCAGGGCTGACAAATAAAATCTCTGCCATCTTAATTCAATTTTCCTCTGTTAGGCATATCTATTGGGCGAGTATTAGCAGTATCATAATCCTTAGGATTGATCTTGCTCTGTGGTACTCCTGCTGAACTTGCAGCACTTGGACTTACTCTCCTATCATTCTCTAGAGCCTCAGTCTTACTCTTAGGCAAGAACTTCCCTCCATCTCTTCTTCTCATATAAACAAGCCTCTGCCATTTATGGTGGCAATACGCTCCTCCTTTATACTTGAAGATTGAATATGTACTTCTCCCTTTAGGAGCAAACTGCCCATTCACTCCAGAGAAACTCATCTGATTGATATCTTCCTTTCTATATACTTTGCCTCCATCAGACAATCCAACCATCTCAACGCAGAATGTTCTTGAGTTATCTCTTAATGATCCTGAATATCTGTAACGAATCTTGAACATTCCTGCATCTCCTGATGATCTCTCCTCAGCATCACCATATGAAGCAACAGATCTCATAGCAACAGAAGTAATAGCCTCTACAATCTCATCTTCCTTATCAGGATCATCCACATCCTGAACCGCAGTCAATTCCCATTCCTCTTCATCAATATCCTCTCCCTTATCAGCAAGGTATTCCAACCATTCCTTCTCATCCTCCTTAGTGAACTCAGGGGCACTCATCTTAATGCCTGTTTCCTTCTCAAGAGTCTCCTCATCAGTTACCTCCTCAACTTCTGTAAATTCTAAAGGAGCAAGTGTCTTAAAGTATAAGTCTAATGATACATTGTTGAAAGCTAGGATTTGATCTAAGGCATTAATAACCTGATTCTGCTTAGGTCTGATAACACTATTATCAAACAAAGTGAAAGCAGTCTTTATCTCATCAGCATTATTCCCTAATCCTGTTTGATCCTTAACGCCAAACAACATAGGGCTAGTAATTCTATGTCCCACCAATACCTTCTGCTGAGATTCCTTAGATAGGAACTCATATTGGTTATGAGCATCTGATAATTGAACAGGCTCAATAGAAGCAGCAGTATCAGCACTATCATTAAACGCTAGAATGAACTTCCCTGCATTGCTAGATCCTGACCATTTATGCTTAATCTGTGATTCAATGATATCTCTCTCCTCCTCTGGAGGTACTCCATTATTGAAGTTAACAATCATTGAGGGAGCAAGTCCATTCTTGATATTATTGATATGGTAGTTAGCAACCTCTCCTTCTAACTCAGCATATGGTAAAGCACCTTGATAATCAACAGGAGAATAGTAGTAAGATCCAGAGCGATATGGTCTGAAATACAATATCTCAACCTTATCAGACAATTCACCAAACCCAAAGGCAGGAATCCTCT